GTCATTGTCTGATTCTGTAAGTCCTGTTGAAGCTCAGGTGTTTGAGTTTACAAACGTGTATACTGATACTGCAACTGCTACAGAAAGTATAAACACTACGCTAACTTTAGGCGACCTAACCTTTATTTATCCTGATTATGTAACCGTTTCAGATGGCTACATAGGTGGGTTTATACAAGAGCATTACTCATACACTATTTCGAGTACCGAGTATTTCGTCCCGAATACGGGCGTAATAGGAGCAGCTGAGACACTTAACACTGTTATTATGGCTGCAGACCGCGTAACTGCCCCAGATGAAAGTTCTTCTGGACTTGTTGTCAACTTCCATTATACTGATGTAGACGAAGATGACCGAGCACTGGGTGGTTATCAATTCAACCAGACGCCTCTCAATCCTGGCAACAGTACTGTGGGGCAAAGAGCGATCTTGTAAAGGAGCTAACCATGATTCAAGATTCTATTAAAATGACCGGTGAACTTCGGATCACGGTTACAAACCCTGAAGGAAACGTCACACAGGAAACTGTTGTACCAAACCTTGTTGTTACATCAGGTAAAGATTACATTGCTGAGCGCATGAAAGACGCCACTACTAACGTTATGTCTCATATGGCGATTGGTACTGGTAGCACCGCAGCTGCAGCTGGCAATACTGCACTAGGTTCTGAAGCAGGCCGTGTTGCGCTTACCTCGACAACTGTTACAGCAAACGCGGTAGCATACGTTGCTACGTTCGGAGCAGGTACAGGCACTGGCGCGATTACCGAAGCAGGTTTGTTTAACGCAAGCTCTAGCGGAGACATGTTGTGCCGTACAGTTTTTTCTGTTATTAACAAAGGAGCAGCTGATACTCTAGGGATTACTTGGACAGTCACTGTAAACTAAGGAAGTAGAGAATGGGCATCAAATTTGCAAACAATGCCTTTGGCACTCTCAACGCTGGTATCACAAACAGTGCTACTAGTATTACTCTTTCGAGTGGACAGGGTGCCCGTTTTCCTACGCTAGCGACTGACGATTACTTCTACGCTACGCTGATTGATACTTCTAACAATCTGGAGATTGTAAAGTGTACGGCTAGAACTGGTGATGTCCTTACTGTTACTAGAGGCCAAGATAACTCAAGTGCTAGGGCGTTCTTAACAGGCGACCGCATTGAACTTCGTGTTACAGCGGCAGCGCTAGAAGAAGCTACAGAAGGCGCAGGCGGCGGGTTTTACAAAGGCGAAAGAGGCGATGTAGGTGAGACGGTTAACAAAGGCGACATTTTTCGCATACACGAGCAGCAGCTAGACACAGATGTGACAATAGCTTCTACTGAGAACGCTCTGTGCGCTGGCCCTCTGACTATAGCTTCATCAACAACGTTGACTGTCAACGGCAACTTAACGGTGGTTTAGATGAGTACATTACAAGTAGAAAACCTTAAAGGGCCAACAAGCGGATCAAACGCTAACAAAGTAATTATAGCAAGCGGCCAGACCTTAGACGCTAGCGAAGGATTTACTCCCCCAGCTGGTCATGTAATTCAGATGGTAACACACACTGAAACCAGTGTTGTTGTGCAGAACAGTACGTCTTGGACTACAATGTTTTCAGCTACTATCACGCCTAAATTTAACGACAGTAAAATTTTTATTCAGGTTATGATCGGCGGTTTGTACATGAATCTTGGTAGTAATACAAACCAGACAAGTTGGCGCGTCTGTAGAAACAGTGGTACTAGTATTACTGGCGCTAACACACACTTCCATTCAGAAGTTGGAAGAAATCAAACAGGCGCAGGAACTAGAGAGACTCCAAATATGTCTATTGTAGATAGTCCTGCTACTACGTCTGCTACCACTTATAATGTGCAGTCTGAACGCCACACAGGTTCTGGGGGTATTCAGATCAACGACACATCAAGTACGTCTACTATTACCTTATTGGAGATTAAACAATGAGTGTTTTAAAAGTAGATACTATAAACGAAAAGACCACTGGCAACGGAGTGCAGATTACAGGGCATGTTGTAAACGTGGTAACGGAACATACGGATGCTAATACTATTGTAAGTACCACCTCATATACCGCTACTAACTTAAGTGTATCTTACACACCTAAAAAAGCAGGTAATCTAATTATTATTCAGTCAAATATGGGTGCTGATACAAATTCGGCTGGTCGTTCATTACGAGCAACCATTTTTAGAGACAGTACAGATTTAGGGTCTTCAAATGGTAATGGCTCAGCAACCCAACAGTATGCCGAAGGTGGAAGATTGTTTTCACAGGGTAACGTAATTGCTGTTGATAGCAGTATAACAGCAGCAACTAGAACTTACTCAGTGCGAGTAAAAGCAGGGGGAAGTTATACTGTTGAGGGCGATGGCACTGGCGGTCGCAAAACTATGATTATTACGGAGATAGCTCAATGAGTTCTATCCTAAAAGTTGACACAATACAGACCGCTGCAGGGGCGGCA